CTCAAATCCTTTAATAGGATTGATCACAACTCCAAGAACATCATTCATTAGAAAACTGTATGATTTGCTAAGTCAGGCATGGGAGATAAGAACATCATCTCCCACAACTGCGTAACTACCGGTGTCTTTCTGCAGAGGGCCTTTTAAAGCCACCCTGGAGGCAGCATACATCAAAACATGATTGGTTAAGGCTAACATAGCAAATGAAGAATAGGCTCCCATAGGTTGACCCACGTTATATTTATAAGGAAGACCGTCAAAGAAATATTGACGGTTTAAAATCTCCTTTCATAATTTCCCACCCATACCCAATGCTTCTAGGATGTCTGCCTGTAAAGAAACAGGTAAACGATCCGTAGCAGCAGAAAGGTCTAGGGAGAAATAATGATCGGAAACTTTATTTTCCAAAATAAACTTAACGGGGGCTAATTGATCACGAGTTCCGTCCTCTTTTAAAGAGTCCAGAAATTCGTAAATCAAATCATGTAATGGTTTAAATAATCATTGTGTTCAAACATCAGTAATACCTATAATTCTTGTTTTACCCTTTAACTCTTTAATAAGACTTAAACGACCTAAATAAAGGTCGATAGGTCAAAGAATAAAAGGGAGGAACAAGATACTTAAACCTATAAATAGGAAAGTATATAAGTAATACCTATGTTTAACACTATATTTAACCATAGACAACCAGATGGAAGGCTTTCTACATATTGCTAGTAAGTCCAAACCAACGGAAAGAAATGCAAAAGAGGCATTAACTCCAGCCTTATTACTTCAGAAAAACTCAGGTTTTCTTAGTCCTTTTTTAAAGAAACTAAGAGCCCCTAAGTCACTAAGAGCCGTTAAAATCAAATCCTTATCTAAGGTCTCTGACATACCTATAAAAGGTGATGTCAAAGTACCAAAGTTTGGAACGTGATCTTTAAGGCCCATAGCTCTGAAAATAAAAAGTACTGAAATAATAGCTCTATGCATTGGGGTAGGATCTAAACCATTATCTAATCGATTTTTTAGATCGGTTAAAGAATAGTAAAGGTCTAACCCCAAAACTTTCGGAATCCCGTTTTTATAACGGGATACTCATATTTTGTTGTTACCAACTCTAACCCCAGATATAGAATTACCTAATAATCTTGAAGCTTCAGACAAGTACTGGATTACGAATAATACCCCAGATTTATTTCAAAGGGTAATTATACGCTCTCCAAGACTTAAAAGTCTAGAAGTTTCTTTATTAGTTAACTGGAGTAGAATAGCAATCATCCGAATGTATCTACTGACTTCTTTTAAACTAAGTGGTAATAAATCAATACCAACATTAGTTTTTATGTTAGTTAATCTTCTCCTTTCAATCCATAGGAATAAATTCCAAACGGAAAGAAATGATAGGATCAACATAACATAAGGAAATCAGTCGATTACAAAGGATGAATTTGCAAAGGTTAGTAAATTATTAAATATGTAGTTAGCTTTATTGTTAATTATATATTTGATACCTTGCTGACCTACGATTCTTCTCCAACATTCTTATCGCGATGTCCCCCTTTTCTCAAGGGAGCATCTTACGGGTTAGGGTGCTAGCCTTCCGGCGTGGCCGCCCTTCGCAGTTGCGGCCATTGGATAGGAATCGTAGGTAGCGGAATCTCACCGCTATAGCCGACCAGCAAATCAGCCAGGTTTTAATGTCTGATTTGTTCAGCAAGACCCCCTGTAAAGGGAGGAATGCCAAGGAGCGTCTGTCGGCAGCAGCTTTCAACATGAATTTATATAATTCACGCGGAAAACTGGGTCGCCGCCTTTAAGGG